TTGCATTCGCTCATTACTTGCCCTCCTTTAATGTTTCCTGGTGAAAGTCATAAGCATCAATGCTTGCCCTCTCATAGTCCTTTCCATCGTTCCTGTGCTCGTCTATAAGTTCAACCTCACAATGCTTCTCAATTATATCTATAATTAAATCTGGATTATTCATTCCAAATCTATCAAAGCTCGTTACATAGTCAGGTGTGTTTATTTGTGCTCCCTTTCGGTCCCATAAATAAAAAAGCAGATAATTTCCTGCCCTGTCTCTAACATAATTGACAATATCTCCCATATCGTTTTTATGATTGATTTTTACATCGTCAATTGCATGCACTTTAGTCAGTGCTTTTAAATCGTCTAATTTAATAAAAGACGAAATTGCGTATGATGTACTCATTTTGCTCCTTTTAAGTTTGCTTAAGGTATACTCAAGCAGATTTATTCATTTTAAATAAATCCTAAAGCCCACTTTAAAAATGGGCTTCAAGTCTTATTCAAAAAAGTGCTCGCCAATCAAAATTTGACCTGAGCAGATCCAATTAAATTGAGCATTAGTAATTGTTACTTTATCAATCTCAATAGCGTCTTTTGTGAGTTGTTTTGGAAGCTCATCAAAAGATTTATTGACAAAATGCCAATTGTGAATTGTGTCATCATTAATTAATTTGCTTGTGATTTTCTTTTCTTTAATGTGACGCGTTACTTCTATTTTACGAGGTGTAATAACCTTATAAATAGATTTCTCTTCAATCCCTGTTACAATATCTCCTACAACAAGTTTTTGTATATATGTACTATGTGCTTTTTTCATTGTGTTTGCCTTCCTGATTTATTCATTTTAAATAAATCTCAAAGCGCACTATAAAATGCGCTTTAAGTCTCATTTAAAAATCTGGGTCTATTATCCCAAAAGCGTCCAATATCGTGAATATAAAGAAGCCCACTGAGCTCACCCACGATAAAGTCATTAATAAATGATCGTTAAGAATTAAACCAATTACAAAACCAGTAATTGAAATAATCATAAAACTTAGACAAGCTAATATTCTCATTATTTGCCCTCCTTATCTCGACCCTGTATCTCATACATTATAGAGCACATTGAATTGTACCCTTTAACGAAGCCCTTCATCTCTTCAACATGACTAAATCTCCAAAGGTCATTTGAATATTGAGAATATTCCTGATTTATAGAATATTTATGAAAAGAGATTTTTGAGCCCTCTATTCCTTCATAACCATAATTGGCACCAAATTTGTCAATATTAGTTCTGAATTGTTTAAATTGATTTGCCCAGTAATATTTATTATCACCAGTCAACCTAATACAAACGCCTCTTTTATTTAAAAGAAATTCCTTTTCATTCCTTTCAGATATTAAAGAAGAAGAGTCTATATTTTTCCAATCTCCAGACAGGATTGAAGTTATTTCGTTAACTCTTGTCTGAAGCTTTTCTATTTGTTTAGTTTCCATTTTGCTCCTTTTTTGTTTCGATAATGTAATTAATACACATCTGAATAGATAATGACGCAATCCATTTAGGTCGTATTGTCACGCCCTGTACTTCATAATGATTATAAAGAAGGATTAAGAATATATTAAAAAAGACTCAAAATAGGCCTAAGGTCTACATCACAACCAATCTAAAATGTTGACCTGTGTCCTCCTGTGGAGCTCCGTTTTTGTCAGTTTTGATTGATTTTGAGGTTTTACTAGATTTGAAGTAATTAGAAGAGATTTAAAAAAATAGACTTTTAGATTGATTTGAAGTGAGATTGAATTGATTTGAATTAGACTTGAAATAGATTTGAAGTGAGATTGAATTGATTTGAAGAGATATAAAGTGAATTGATTTGAGTTGATATAGAGTAAGCTTTGAGTTCTTTTGAAGTTCTTTGAGTTCATTGCGCGTCCTCCTGTTCATACTAAGTTCAAAAAAACAGAAAACACCATACGAGAAAAGAAGAAGAAAAGAAAAGAAACAACAAAACCTGGCACCCAACCCACACAATAAAGAGCAATGGAGTTTTAATCCGTTGTTAAACCAGGCCAGGATTGAAAAGAAGAGAGATAAAGTCACCGAACGTGTGACCACGCGAGAAAAAAAGAGCCAGGCGTGCGCCCAAAAGTTAAGCGGGGTAACGCCCGGGTGGCGGGTATCGATAGCCCTCTCACATTTTTTTACCAAATATTTGCTACTTACACTTACAAAGCTTGACGCTTAGTTGAGCTAGCAGCCAATCCTTGATTGAACTTCTAGTCCATATCTCGGTCCATAAGTTGGCATAAGCTGTAACTCTTACTTCCTCATCTGCATCATCTAAAGAACAAGCATACTCTACGTGATGATTAAGTTCGTGCATCACTAAGTTTAAAGCTACTGGTCCTCCTTTGTCTATTATAGTCTTATCTAAGTATATAATAGCTGGTGGTCCAGCTGAGTAAGAACCTAATTGATCCCCTACATTTGTTGCTAGTATTGTATCTAGTTGTATAAACTCTATAGTTTGATACCCTATTATAGTTGATGTAGGTAATGTAATCTTAGTGTTATTCATAGTTCCTTTAGGTTACTTATAGTTAGACTTATAGTATACTTAGTATCTGACCCCCAAGGCACCATACCGATACGTGTACCTATTTAATTAGAGCTCCATAGAGCATCTAATCCACTTCTGTATAGGTTTAATAGCGTCTGGTGTTTGTTGTCAATCTGGGCTCAAATATGGGCCATTAAAGGCTATTATATCCAAGATGTCTTGCTTGATTTCTTGCCGACTGCATGTTCCATAAATCGATCTAATTCTATACTTAATCTTTCATTCTTAGCTGCTCTTTCTGCTAGTATAACATCTTGGCCTAAATAATTGGTCCAATACGCCACAGCCATAGCTAATACGTCTATTAAGTCATCATGTTTTAAACACGATCGATCTCTAGTCAATCTACTCATTTGATAGAATAGTTGATGCTGCATATCGAGCTCGTAGTCTTTCCTAATTAACTCTTGGTCAACTACAAGTCTATGCGAGTTAAATACTGGTTCTAAAGTATCTATAATTCTTTTTTCTTTTTGAACTGAACTTCTAGTTTCTTCAATAGTACACGGATGAATACGTGCTAATATTGGTTCTAATAATCTGTTAAACATTCCATCACCAAAGTTGCTTTCAATAGTGACATAAGACACATTTTGAGCTTTAGCTGCGTTTGCTAAATCTACTAAAGTCTTTTCTTCATAACCGCCTTCTAAAGAGCCAATATCAGTTAAATATAAAATACCATTTAACATCTTTACAATAGCATAAGCTGTTCTATCTGCACCTCTACCTGCTGGATCGATTGACATAACTCCTCCTTGAAAAGGAAAGTAATCACTTGATACATGCATTGGTGCTACATAGTAATCACCTTTTAATCCAACATTAGGTATTTCTGGATCTAAGGCTTTTATTTGATCTAAACTATTTGCCCATTGTATTTTACCTGGAGCTTCTTTCCAAGATGAAACTCCTGACATAATAATTAAATCATTAAGTTTAAGTGGATATTTATTGACGTCAGATAAAGTTGTATCTAACATAAATTGTAATGAAAATCCTGAACGTCCATAAGACGCTTCTCTTTCCATTAAATCTACATCATCAAATCTATCTGGATCTAAAGCTTGACCAGGTTTAAACTTATCTTTTTCTTTTAAAATTTCTTTAGCTAACTTATGACCATAATTTAACAAAGCTTTACTTTCAGGAAACCTTGCAGGCCATATTTGAGTTTTAAATCCTCTTTCTTCTAACTGATTATAAATAGATAATTCTGTTTGTGGTGTTCCCAAAAATACAATTCTACCTACTTCAGGTTTAATAATAGAGTCAAATTCTTTAATTGTTTCTGATAGTCTATCTCTCATTAATTGTGTTTGAGAGTTGTTAGCTGACTCAACGTCATCAGCAATAATTAAATCTGCTCTAGAACCTGTAAGTTGACTGGTAATACCCATTGATTTACAACTAGGTGCATGTGATGCTCTAGCAGGACCAACGTCAAATGATACTTTACTTGACCTTTGATCGTCATTAGGTTTTAAATGTTCTAATATCGGCAGCTCATGAATTAATCTTTGAGTAAACGTTGAGAAGTCATCTGCTCTAGTTTTAGACGCAGAGACAACTAAAATATTTTTTTGAGGATCCATTAACCAATTCCAACAAGCAAATGCTGAAGTAATCCAGGATTTACCTGCACCTCTAAAAGCTTGAATACAAGCACGCTTAGGACCATATTGTAAATAGTCCGCCATTTGATATTGTATTTTAGTTGGCGGTGGTAATTGTAAATGTTTCCAAGCTAAATATAAAAAATTCTTAAAAATTTTTAACTTAGCCGGGACCATTATAATTTCCTATCTTCGTTATCAAAAGGTAATTCACTAACAATATCTATATCGTTATTTGATTGAATACCTGTGCCGTAGGTTTTACAAACATCTAAACAAACTTTCATTTCTGATGCTGTTAGGTCTTCACCTGATTTTAATTTTGTATGCGCTTGAGCTATAAGCATATCTACTATTTCATTTGCTTTTTCT